TTTACGTTAGAAACCGTTAGAAATCCATTAGGCTTTTATGATTCAACGTCTGTCACCACTGCAAGAGGAACATTTGGAAGTTTAACTAATGTAACGGGATTGGTTTCTTCATCTTACATTTTTTCTGTTGTAGTAAATCAAGGAGGTGGGTCATTTACTTTCACTCCTGCTGCTAATGTTGCTGTTAGTGGATCTTTTTTAAGAGGAACAGGTGGAATTTCTTTAACTATTTCTTAAAAACTTTTAAAAGTACTCCACAGGCAGCTTGGCTCTGCAGGAGGCCTATCGTATATTTACGGTGTTGTTAATGGTTACAACAATAAAAACAAATAAAAGTTATGCTAAATCTACAAAATTCCGAGTTCAAAACTATTGAACAAATCAGATCAATCGCTCCTTCAATTTTTACAAATCATGGAGCTAAAGGTACTTCCGAAAAGTACTCTCACATTCCTACCGACCGAGTAATCCGAGATATGGAGCTTCTAGGATGGGGAGTTGCAGATGCCAAAGAAGTTAAAGCACGTAAAAATGCAGGTTACCAAAAACACCTAGTTGTATTCAGAAATCCTGATGTTGTTATCAATGGTGCTGATAATGATACTGTTTTTCCTCAAATTCTATTAACTAACTCACACGATGGTAAAAATAGCTTTGTTTTTACTGCTGGTTTGTTTAGAATGATTTGTGAAAATGGTTTGGTTATTTCAACTGAACAGTTTGATGAAATTAAGGTTCGTCACATGGGTTATGATTTTGAAAAATTGCAAGATACAATCAAAAAATTGGTTGAAAATCTTCCTCTAACAGTAGAGGCAATGAATCAAATGGTTAATACCGAATTGGAACAAGATCAAATTGTATCCTTAGCTAAAGATTTGTTGGATCTAAGAGTTGAAAATAGCAAAAATACATACGATATTAATGCTATTGAAGCTATTTTAACTCCTCAAAGAAACCAAGATATGGGTACTGATTTGTGGAAAGTGTTTAATCGAATCCAAGAAAATATTCTTGAAGGGAATTTCGATTATCAAACACTTAAAGGTAAATCTAGAAGTGCTAGAAAAATCAAAAACTTCCAACAAGATTTGGAGTTGAACAAAAAGATGTTTTCTAAAGCTCTAGAATACGCGGTATGTTAAAAAAACTTATTTTGGCATTTTCATTAAGTCCCCTTCTAGCTTGTAGCTGGATGGGGATTGATGATAATATTGATGAAATTTATCCATGTTTGGATGGAAATTGTCATTCTTACTTTAAAATTGATCCTTGGGTTTCCCCAAATGTATTCAAAGACCAAAAGGATTATTGGCATATAAAATATTGGGGGCCTAAGTATTTTACAATAGTTGGACAATTGGATGAATTAAACCCTAAATATGTAATTAATGAGGTTCCTTTAGTTGAAGTAGCATTCGATAGTAACTACTGGGTAGCATTTGATGATTTATCATTTGTTATACCACTTTATTCTCCATTTGGCTTACAAACTCAAACCGGAACAAAGATTCCAGTAATAAATAAAACTCTTAATATTGGAGAAATTGCTAAATTAATGGAACCACTTAACATCGCAGGTTATCAAATTACAAAAAATACATGTTTTACTTGTCCATATTCTAATAGATTGTTTGCAACATATAGTAGTTATTCATACAATCCAAAACAACAAATTTATTTAGATGAGAGGATGGTTGGAGATACTTTAGAAGTCTATGTTAAAGTTACTTTTAATAATGATGTAGGTGTTAAAGATGAAAATTTTCATACCCTTAAAGTTATTATTGACAAATAATATACTATGAAAAAAATTACTTTAGAACAAGCTGCAAAGTATGTTCCTTTAGATGATGATGTAGTAAATAGAGAACTTCATAAGGCTTCTTACTATGCTTTAAGTCCTTATCCGGATCCTGAATTAGCTAGTAAGGGTTGGGAGAAAGTTACTTATTATTTACCTCGAAAAACTGATAGTTATATTGATAGAGGAGAAGGTAATCAATGGATCTATATTCTTTCTAATACTACTATCCCAAATGCTCTAAAAATAGGATATACTAATTTAACTCCAGAGTTAAGAGCAAAACAAATATCATCTTCTACCGGAGTAGTAGTACCTTTCAAAGTAGAGTGGGCTTTTAGATGCTTTGATGGAAATTTAATGGAGAGTGAAGTACATGAAGCTTTAAAAGAATATAGAATCAGTAATCAAAGAGAATTCTTCCAAGTAGATTTGGAGGAAGCTAAAAATATTATTACATTAATTGGGAAAAAATACACTTAACAGTATTTATGATTGCAGATATGACAATTTTATAAATGATCCCTAAGGATAATATATTTAGTTTGTTTCAAAATGAGGATACTATAGAAGTTTATGAAAACTTTATGGATAATCCTTATGTTAAGATAGGAATGTTTAATAAAATTATCAGAAATAATACGATATTTAATATTAAATTTAAAAAGTTTTTAGATAGTGTTGATCCAAATTATGATAAAGACTATATAGATTCTTCTTCTAAATTTATAACATTTAATAGAGCATTTTTTTATATTAGAGATATTGATGTGGAGAACCTACAACATGTTGATGCGTTAAAATGTCATGATTTTGAAGGTCTAATATTAAATTTAAATTCCTCTATATCTTTTTTTGAAGAAAAAGAAGAATACGAAAAGTGTAGCCACTTATTTAAAATTAAAAAACTTATTGAAGAGTCTTTATAGACAACTTGACTCCCCCATCTTTCTTAATTAACTTTATATCACGGGATTTAAAGAAATGAGAGAAAGGGAGGAGAATGAGAGGATGGGGAATGGAACCCGGGGGATAGGAAACATAAATAAATAAAATAAAAATGAGAAATCGAAGCTTAATGCAAAAGAAAGTAGAATATCTTGAATCTACTTTAATCAATCTGCAACGTATTGTTAAAACACAAGAACCAATAGAAGTTTATATTCAAAATATAGAAAAGGGATTGGAAGTAATTGAAGATTTAAAAAGTATGATAGAGGCAGAACCTATGTCACCTAATGAAGTAAATAGATTTTAAATTAATATAAACGGTTATGAAACTAACAGCTGAGCAAATCCAAGGTAATTGGAATGAATTTTTGAAGAATATTAATTTATATATTTCTTCTCCTAGAAAAGAAAAATTATTGGAATTCTATAAAAAATATGAGGATAGGTTAGTTTTAATGCCTGCTGCTCATAAAAAAGAATACCATAATGCATTTCCTGGGGGATATGTAGAACACGTTAATAGAGTAGTACAAGCTGCTATTAAATTATATTCAGTATGGGAGGAATTCGATGCAGATATGTCAACTTTTACGGTAGAAGAGTTGGTATTTTCCGCTATTAATCATGACCTCGGCAAAATGGGTGATGCGAATCATGAATCATATATTCCCCAGACAGATCAATGGAGAAAAGATAAATTAGGAGAAGATTACATGTTTAATAATCAACTCCCATTTTCTTCCGTTCCCGATAGAGGATTATTTTTACTCCAATCCCATGGTATCCAGTATACTTTTAATGAGATGGTAGCTATTCAAACACATGATGGATTGTATGATGAAGGTAATAAAAAATATTTGTTAAACTTTATGCCTGAACAGAAACCTAGAACTTGTCTACCATATATTCTACACCAGGCAGACTTATTGGCTGCAAGAATTGAATTTGAAAGAGAATGGTTACCTAAATTTAAAGAGAAAAAACAAAATAATTTGGAGGAGCCAAAGAAAAGTTTTACATTGAATAATAAAACTAAAACTAATGTAAAAACTAAAGCCCTAGGCAGTTTATCAAGTGTTGGTTTAAAAAATATGTTAGACGATTTATAATATGATAGAAACTATAATAATTTTGGTAATAATGGTCGTGGTCCTAGGATACACGACCATCAACCTTCTCCTTAAAAATGAAAAATCCGAGGACATAATAACATCTCAACAAAAATATATCTCTCTAATTTCAGAAGTAATTAAAAATTCCGAAAAAAGATTACAAGAAATAGATGAAAAAGAGATTTTTAAATCTGATGACGAAATTGGATGGTTTTTCAACGAAATTAAAAAAATACAAAACATCCTTTCCCAGTATAAAAACTAAATTTTTTCATGATAAAAAAACGAAATAAAAAAAGCAAGAATTATTTTACTCAAGAAACAGAGGATTATATAGTATTATATAACAACTCTAAAGATTTTGAAGAAAGAAGTAGGATGTATGAAAAATATATTCACTATGCCTTTTTTAAATTAACCCAAAATATAATTCATACTTTTAAATTTTATCATACTGAAGTTGAAGAATTAGAACATCTACAACATGAAATAATTACTTTTCTTCTATCTAAAATACATTTATTTGATCCTACTAGAGGAGCTAAAGCTTATTCTTATTTTGGAACTATAGTTAAAAGATGGCTTATATTATATAATACTAAAAACTATAATAAAAAAGTAAATAAGACTGAAATTGGCGAACTAGACAAAGAAGGTACTTCCCATTTCTATACTATGGAAGATAATTCTAAAAACGAACTAGATAAATATCTAGATTTGTATGTAGATCACTGTAGTAAAAATTTATTTGAACTTTTTCCTAAAAAGAATGATGCCCAAGTAGCAGATGCAATACTTGAAATTTTTAGAAATAGAGA